CCGGCGCGCACCGCCCCCCCGAGGGGGGGCGCTGCGTCCCCGTAAGCCGGGGAACACGAAGCCTAAGGGCATCCTCATTTTAGAATGAGCTTATGGCTTCACTTAATCGGCCGGAAAGTCCTGGGTTCCCATGACAGGGTTCCGCAGGTGGGTAAATCCCGGTGGGGTTCCACTCAGGATATACGGTGGGTTGGTGACGTCCGGCGGCTCGGACGACGTGAGGCTAGCCTATGGTGGACTGATCACAGGATGGGCACTCCGGTGTGAATAGGCCCCGTCAGGGTGCGCTGACGTAAAACTCAGGCCTTGCGCGGTTGCCGGGAAGGAGTAAGGGTCACGCCGCCTCTAAGGGCCGTATGGCACAATACTTCTCCGGGCGGGTTGTCAAGACCCTCCAACGCGGCACCGTTGCCACGGCAGGCATGGGGCCACCCAGCTCGGCGCCCCGCACACAGGCGGCGTAGGGGAAAATCGGAAACGTGACCCCGGGTGGCATTCTTTCTTTCTATTCAAGCATGATCAATACCGCAATCATGGTTGGGAAAGGAAGACCTAGAGGTAAGGTCGTTAAAGGTGTTTACGTTGTTCACCCGAAGAAGACGGTGGACGACGGCGCCCGGCGTAAGCCACGGGTTAGGAGGGATCAAGGCGGGTGGAAACGCTCCGCCATAGGCCCTCTCGACCCTTACGCCAGGCTCGGGATGCAAGCTTTGCTTCCCTCCCCCGCTTATCCCTCACGGGATCCGCGGAGACAGTCCAGGTTCCTCGGTCACATCATTGACGGAACACTGGGCTGGGCCACGGATGTGATACATCACATACCGTTGGTTGGCCCATTGCTGGGCCATCCCTGCAGAGTGGTGTGCAGGGTTGTCAGAGCGGGCGAGAACGCAGTCAATGCCATAACAGGGACTGTGGGTGTCCATCTCTTCATTCTCGCCTTGCTATCGGCACTCTTGGTGCCGGGGGGAGCAGTGACCAACTGTTGCTCCCCTGAGCAGGTAACTTACTGCACAGAAGTTACTTGCGTGCATGAGTCAGGCTGTGCTATCTGCCAATTGGACGGGAACCAGACGATCTGTTGGGAACCGCAAGGCCTCATGGTCTCACACCATCCTAACTACACGGGAGTAGACACCTTTCTCTCGCACCACATAGATTTGGTGGCTGGAACAGTTTTCGTCTGTGATCTGGCTGGGGTGAAAGAGGTATGTGGCACTGCAGTGTTGTTATCCTCGTACGCCCTCACCCTTTTCCCCAGGCAAATTACGCTGAACCCTGATGCTGATTGTTTTCTCCTAGTGGAATCAGGGGTTAACCCCTTGTTTAACTCCTTCTTCTACTGGGTGGCAGAGGAATTCAACACCATCACAGCCTTGATTGACTTTGTTGGGAAGATCCCGGTGGCGCTGGCTCATGCCTTCACACAGTCGCACTTCATCACCATGTGCTCAATCGCAGGCTTGGCTCTCAATGGAAATGTGGTCAAAGCACTCGCTCTCACGGCATTGTACATTGAGGCTGCAGCCGCAGCGTCACTGAAACCGGTGGACCCACCAATACCATGGAATGGAACCTGTCCAATGAATGGGACCATACCGGTTTGTGGCAACATCACCGCCATGGCTTCCCATGGAGACGGCTACTGCTTCAACCCCCGCACCGGTTTTAGGCCACTGCGGGCGGCCGTCCCCATCGATGGTTGGTTTTGCGTGTGGGTGGCTAAAGGCAAGGACACAATCAGAACAGAACCCGCGTGCTGCACACTGCGCGCTAGACCCTCTTTTTGTCAATGTTCAACGGACTGCTCCTGGTGGGACGAACGGCAGACATTTGAGGCCTGTGGCGCGTCTGTCATTCTCAGCATCGCTTGTAGCGGAAAGGCCCATAAGGCCCTCGCTAGTGTGCTTCCCACTATTCCACCAACCGAACTAGGAGGTCCGGTACCCACATGTTGGCCCACTCCCGTTGCCATGCTTGACGTCCCCGGTCAGTACTGGGGTCCCCAATGGAGGCGCTCCTCGATCATYTTGAGTCATGGTTTTCAGATTGGATACTGGTTCAACGAGGAACTATTGGGGGAGCTCGCCCCAAGCCACTGGGCGAGACTGCCTGGCACCCCCTTGTCTTACAAGGGGTCTTGGATGCTCGTTCCAAGAGGGATGTATTCTTCCAGGAAGGACATTTCATCTGGATTGATCATGAAGGACAAGAATCACCAGGATTACCAACTACTATACTCGGGAGTGGGTGCTTACATACTCCCGGGTATAACTGCCCATGTTGTCATCATAGCGCTGCTGGCTGCCCTTGGAGCACGTTGGTGCCTGCTGTTTTATGCTTTGGTGAACTTAGTCCCCCAGGCCTTTGCCTTCACCCCTGAGATCGTTGCTGCCACTGCTTCCTCACCTTGGCCCAATCCGGTTGTGCGACTGTTCGTCTACTTGGCTTCTCTCTACCGCGAACCTCTCGCCCTTCCTCTCAGCGGGTCTGTCACTGGCCTGTTCCTATCTCTGATCCACCTCACGTCTGCTTATTCACTCAATGATGTGCTGTTAGCTGTGTCCGCAACTTCACTTTTCGCAGGTTGGGTGGGTCTGCTTTCGCCCTACATTCCTTGGCTCATGTTGACACAGTCTTACTTGAGGGTGAGACTGGAAGCCTTTTGCCACCAGTGGATTGACCGTTCTGTGTTGCTGTTGTGTGTGCTTGTCATACCCCATGCTGTGTGGAATGCTTGTCTTGCTGCTTGGATCAGCTGGGCTGGTCTAGTGATAGGAGGACAGCTCATAGTGCAAGTATTAGGCCCCAAGGATAAGGTTTCCCTCAAATTAACACTGGAAAGACTCGACCGCTGCTGGCGCTGGGTTGCTAACCTAATGCGCCCTGTGATCATCTGGGCCGCGGGCGAGCGAGGCGTGTTCTGGTACGAGCACTTGGATGGGCAATTAGGGGGAGAATGGAAGTTCAGGGATCCCTATTACCCGTTTGAGACAGAAGTGATCAGGGCTCAGGATGTGGGTTTGAAGTTGGCTTGTGGTGATCAAATTAGGGGACTGCCTGTGTCTGCCAGACTTGGAACGACCGTCCAGGCTGGCATTGCGCAAATTCCCCAAGGATGGGAGCGAACAGCCCCTTTTAGTTTTAAGACCTCTCACCACCGCTCACAGCTCAGGGCCCTGGCCATGTGTGTCACCGGAGCAGACCAATCAACCTACAAGGGGTCAGTTGCTATCATGGGAACTCCTCTCAGGTCATGGATGGGATTCGGATGCAATGGGGCGCTGTATACAGTGTTCCATGGTTGCCGAGGCCGGAACTTGGCCGGAAAGGATGGACCCATGGCCCCACGGTTGGTTGACGCCACCAAAGATCTAGTTAAGTACCCTCTTCCCACCGGATTCACAAATTTGGAGTGCGGCTCGTGTGGATGCACGGAATTCTTCCTGCTAACAAAGGCTGGGCGGCTAGTCCCGTGCGTCCGCGCCGAGTCCCGATTTGTCAACACTGGGGCCCTGACCCTCAGAGAGGCGAAGGGCTCTTCTGGCGCTCCAATCTTGTGCAAGTGTGGGAAAGTGAAAGCTATGTTCCTAAGCTGCAGGTCAGCTAGGGGCATTGTGTCATCGCTGGGTGTGTTGACCATCAACCCTGATTCTGAAGTGGACACTCGTACCCCTGTTGCGGACAGTATGGAGGCGCCCACCGTTCCCAAGCAGGGAAAGGAGGTGAAACGGCTTGTGGCCCCAACTGGATCCGGAAAGACCACCAAACTGCCTATGCAGTACTACAAGGACGGGTACACAGTTCTGGTGTTGAATCCCAGCGTCGCAACTACACGCTCCGTGCCCAAGTACATGAAGGAGACCTACAATGTCTCACCAAACATTCTCACGGGTGACCATTGTGTAAGAACTGGGTCTCGACTAACCTATTCAACCTACGGCATGTTCCTGACTTCTCCACACATTGAAGCTGATGTGGTGATCTGCGACGAGGTCCATTCCGTAGATTCAACAACTATACTGGGCATAGGGTCTGTGTTGCGGGCTCTTGAGTCATCAGCCAAATGCAAACTTGTCATCTTAGCCACTGCCACCCCACCTGGTACTTCAATGCAACCTCACTCCAACATTACCACGGTGGACCTGTCCGATGAAGGGGAGTTCCCCTTCCATGGCAAAAAAATTCCCTTGGACAACATCAAATCGGGCAGGCATCTCATTTTCACTCCATCTAAGGCTCACTGTGATAACATGGCTAAAGACCTGAAGGATGCTGGTATCAATGCAGTCTCGTACTACAGGGGGAAGGACGCACAGTGCATTCCAGACACGGGTGACATCGTTGTGGTATCAACTGACGCCCTAATGACGGGATACACTGGTAACTTCGACTCTGTTTACGACAGCTGCTTGAGTATCATGCCAAAGTATGAGGTGACCATGAACCCCACTTTTGAGGTTGGAATCCAAACAGTGAACTCCGATACAGTGACGCGCATGCAACGCAGGGGCCGGACAGGAAGAGGTAAGCCAGGTACGTACTACCAGGTGACTCCGCATGCTCAGGCATTGGGGACGGTTCCGCCAGCGAACGTTCTCGAGGCCTTTGACTCCGGCCTGTCGTACTTCGGTATGACGCCAGCAGAAGTTGCTACTGCGCTCTCCTTCTACAAGGAGGAGCCCTTGACACCCTCCATCGAAGTGTCACTGGAAGAAATGACATCTCTGTTCATCACAGTTGGGTTCGTGGAGCCGGCATACATTGAGATCATGAAGCAGCGCGCTGAAAACTACACCTACTTGTATGCTGCCCAATACCAATTGGCTAAGCGCGCTGACGCGCAAGCACCAAATGACAAACCAATTTGGCGGGGCTTGCGCGGAAGGAATAAATTCCCCATCCTGTACGACCTCGAGGAGTACGACAGTGAGAAGGTTGTGACGTCCAACCTAGCGGAGAGGCTTGCCGCGTGCTATGAGGAGTATTTCGCTAGCACTACGCTAACTCTTGCCGGAGTGGGCTTGGCGTCTGCAGCCGTTTTCGCTGCCGTTGACCTCTTGGGAAACATCATCATCAAGCACGTATGGGAGAAGACCACAGACTCTACTGCCGCTAGGGTAGTTGAGTTCGAGCCACTCGACACTGAAGAAGTCCTAGAGGAATGCTACCAATGGGACGGATTCGCAGAAGCCGTCAATCGGGCATCGAGTTGGCTGGGAGACAAAATTGTAGAGCTAGGGATACACGCGGGTGGGGCACACCCGTGGCAGAGAACCGCTCAGGCTGTACTTCCGCATTTGCTTGCTGGGATACAATACTTTGCGGGCCTCTGTTGCCTACAAGATGCTCCAGGACTGGGCAGCGTCCTGGGGTTTGTGGGGGGGGTGCTATCCCCCCTCCCCCTCAAGGCATCATTATTTCTGGCAGCCTTGGGGGGAGCATTTGCTTCGCGGCTAACAACACAACGGGGAGCCGCGGCGTTTGCTCTGGCAGGTGCGCTAGGAGCAGGAGCTGGTGCCCTAGGCATTGGCTCTCTCCTGGCCTCTACCCTCACCACATACGGTGGGGCAACAGCCACTTGCCTCGTAGTCCTCAAACTGATCGATGGCCAACTACCAGAAGTGTCCGAGCTGGCCTCGCTGGCCTTCAACCTTGCCTGCCCTGGAGCAGTGATAGTAGGAGCGGCTTCAGCCGTTATGATAGCTTACTGCACCAGAACAGAGTCTCAGGCTTGGATGAATCGATTGCTGGCCATGCTGAACAAGGGCACAAGCTGCGAGGACTACTTTGTTGCAGCAACCACTCTCAGGAAGTCTGTGATCCACCTCCTCGAGAAAGCCAACCTGTGGGCTGTCTTTACGGAGATTGCGAGCTGGTTGAACCGAACTGATGAGGAGGACTGCTCGTGTAGGGGGGCCTTCCTGGCATTCTATGACGCTGTGGGGAGGTTACTCCGACTCATAGTTGAGTTTGCCAGGGGCTTCGTGCGCAGAGTCCTGAAGGTACCATCCATACCCTATGCCACCTGTGACAAAGGTTATTCAGGCCCCTGGGCCGGCTCTGGCATAGTTAACACCACATGTCAGTGCGGGGCCGAGCAGGTGTGGAACATTATAGAAGGCAAAGCCCAGTGGGTTGGAGGATCCAAGCTTTGCTCTTCATGGTTGACAGGAAGGGTCCCTGTCAACTCGGCACTAACCGGGTGTGCCAGGCCCAGGCCGGCTTCCTGGACGAGAATGGCAGTCAACACTGGGTTCAATTCCTACGTGGTATATGAGCGTAGGCATCTCGATGTCTACGTGATAGGCTGCAGTCAAATCGACCAGGTGGTGGCCCACACAGTCCCAGACCTCCTATCGGCGGTCATGGTGGATGGGGTGCAAGTTAAGCCGTTTGGGGGAACTGACTGGAAGAAGGCAGGACCTTACAGATGCAGGCTGCAAACCCCGACCGGGGTGCAGCAAGTCCAGATCCCTTTCAAACTGGAGCCCCATAAGGACCCTTACAAAGAGGAATACACTCCCCCCCCAAGTGCTATGGGTCAACTGGCTCAGACAGAAAGGTGCTTCTCGCTCACTCGGGCTAGGCGTCTAAGTGATGCAGACAGGCCGAGTAAGAAGGAATCGCTGCTGGCAGAGTCAGACGATGAAAACACGGGGGCAGGGCTCATCCGCGGGCTAGCTAGCGGATGGCAAAAGCTCATGAACCAACATCCAGAAGCCACAAGAGTACGGGCCGAACCAACTCCAGCTCCACAGCCAGAAGTGAGGCAGCGGAAAAAGGCCCTGGAAGCCCCGGTGACGGGCATTGAATTGGCTAAAGAAATTACCCCTCCACAACCCATAACTAGCCAACCTGTAGTAAGGCCAAAGGTTAGGACAGATGCACGGAATCCCCCTAGTGGGGAGTCCAAACCAACATCCCCGATTACATTCGGACCACCAAAATTAGACCAAATGGTTCCGGTGGGGTTCATTGACCCCTTTTTCCCCGCCGGGTGCATCCTGGAGGAAGAAGTCGCTCTCTTTAGGCTGAAGAAAGCGCTGGCTGGGGCCCCCCACGGGTTCATTGACCCATTCTGGCCTGTGGGCCGCGTCCTGTCAGTCTCCAAATTTGGAAAGAAGCTGCTATCTCTGGAGGTGGCACGCTTACAAGCCGAGGGCAAGTCAGACCTCAACCCAGCTGCCCCGATATTCGTGCCCAAGAAGAAGGTGAACATTGTAGCAGGAGCAAGGCCTCTGCCCAAAACCCCCCCCAAGGGGACACCCGCCAACGAGGCCGATACTTTCAGCTTGCACGAATCGAGCTGGGATACTGAGGAGTCTCAAGAGCATGAATGCTCCTCATGGTCCTACACGTGGAGTATCCCAACCCTTGTTTACAAGGGCATGAGGAGGGCGGTAGCTGCCGTCTCAACCTACACCTCAGGGATCATGAGGTACAAACATCTGGCTTATGCAACAGAGCCCTCAAGCATTAATGAGCGCATACGAAAGGTCACCATCATGCGCTCTAGACAGGCATTCCCTGAATTGGAAGAAGCCGTGCGAGCTGCTAAAGCACGGGCCCGTAGAGTACAGGGTTGCGAGCTCACCATCGCAGAGGCCCTGGATATTACGGCGAACAAAACTGCCAAAAGTGGCATCACTGGAATGTCTGCTAAAGACCTCAAGGCCGGCAAGACTGGCCAAGTGATTGAGATATATGATCTGCTTGGCAAATCCATCATTGAGCAACCATGGAATCAGGTCAATATTATGCCAAAGTCAGAAATCTTTGTGAAAACCCCTCAAAAGCCAAGCAAAAAACCAGCAAGAATCATAGCATATCCACACCTAGAAATGAGAGTAGCTGAGAAGATGGTGTTGGGTCACATTGGGCCCGCCACGGTGAAGGCCGTGTGCGGAGACGCCTATGGGTTCGTGCCACCGAAGGAACGGGTCCAGAAACTTCTCAAGATGTGGGACTCGAAGTCACAACCCGCAGGCTTTACCTGTGACACTGTATGCTTTGATTCTACAATAACTCCCGAGGATGTAGCAGTGGAGCGTGATATCTACTGTGAAGCAGCGAGCCATGAGTCAACTAAGGTTCGCATTCGCACACTACATGACGGCCTATACTCGGGTGGCCCGATGGTGATGCAAGGAGTGCAGGTGGGGGAACGGCATTGCAGGGCTAGCGGGGTGTTCACCACCTCCAGCTCCAATACCATGACCTGCTTCCTCAAGGTCAGCGCTGCTGCTAAGAAAGCCGGAATCAAGAAACCCTCTTGGCTCATCTGCGGCGATGACACAGTGTGCGTCTTCGAGTCCCAGGGACTTGAGGATGACACTCGTAGGCTGGGCTTATTCGCGGCCTACATGGGGCAGATGGGTGCCCCGCAGGGTGAGGTCCCCCGTCCACACTACTCCCTAGAGCTGCTGGACAGCTGCTCAAGCAACATATCATCGGCACAGACCAGGTATGGTCTCTACCACTACATGACTAGGGACCCTCGCATTCCGTATGCGCGGATATCCCTAGAAGGCAAGGGGTTTAACCCCTTGGGGAGTATGTTGGGCTACATCTTAGCTAATTACCCAGCGATTTGGGTGAGCCGCGTAATTGCGGTGAAATTTATGCAAGAATTATTAGCATTAGATAAACCATCATCCATCACCTTTGATTGGTATGGCAACAATTACACTGTTCCTGTGTCCAAGATTCCCTATATAATTCAATCTCTCCACGGTAAGCAAGCGTGGGCAATCACTCAATATACTAGTAGAGAAGTTAGTAGGGTAGCACAGTCCCTTAAGGACAACACCATGAGACCACTGCGCTATTACAAACGGACAGCCAGATCACTTGTGGCGTCGGCGCGGAGGCGAGGAGGCGTCCTCGCGTTCCTAGCCAACACGCTATTGAGCTGGGTGCATGGTACTCATGTTAACTTGGAACCAAAAAAGGTGGAAGCGGCTTCATCATTCAACTTTTTTGAGCCGTATTCACAAGATATATATGATCAGGAACCTAGGCGATGGGGCCTGCCGATTTACCTCGGCCTATTTGCAGGCATCGCAGGCCTCCTAGCCTTATGTTTACACCTTGTGTAGACTTCAAATTCTAATCTAATATCTTAAGGGGCAGGATATGGACAAAACCGTCTCGGGTCCAGAAGGGGCTTGGCGACCCCCCCCTTC